AAAGCGATTGTCTCTCATGGGGGTGAATCTGCTCTTTGCCATCTGTGAAATGGTTTGAGCATCGAGTGTTGTTTTGTAAAGAGATACTGAGCTTATAGAGCCATGAAATTCTTTACCACCTGACCACAATCCCCTTCCAATAAAAAAACTACCAGTTGGATTTACAATAGAATTAGTATCTGCATCTGTATCTTTTAATTCACCATTTATATATAATTTTCTAAAGCCATCACCAAGTGTTCCAACTATATGAGTCCAAGCTCCCGTTGGAAATGTTGCTGAAGAAAGATTACCATTAATATAAAATCTAACAGAGGTCTGTCCTGCAGAAACATAAAGCATTGAACCATTAGCGTTCCATTTTCCTGCAATCGTATCATCTGTATCTGATGTTTCTCTATAAGCCCAAGCAGACAAAGTTATTTTCGAACCACTTATATCTATTTCTCCACAATCAACGCTATCATTGCTACCATCAAAGTCTGTATAGAAGTCCTGTCTTGCGATTGAGGTTTCTGGTTCTGCTTTGTCTCCACAGCGTAACCAAAGTTTAAGGTTACCTGTTCTATCCACTCCGTATGATGCTGATTTACTAAGATCAATAATTTTTCCGTTATTATAAACGCTTGTAATATCACTACTACTAAGGGCAGTATCCCAGATTGCTACTTCGTCAATGAGCCCGTCAAAATGTTGTGTAAGTGAACCTGCTCTATTTGCTCCACCTATTGCAAAATTGGTAGTTGTTGCAAAATCAGCCATAGTTTGTGAACCACTAAAAGTACCTGCAACAGATGAACCATTGATATAAATAGTCCCTGTAACTGTACCACCACTTTGTGATAGTGTTACTGCAATATGAGTCCAATCTGTTGCACCATCAGAAAAAACAGCACTTGTAGTATCAGCATCGATTGTACCTGCATTGTTATTATTTGATTTATATAATAATCCAATCTTACCATCTGTTTTAAGCATTACACGAAATCTATCTTGATCTCCAATTGAATCACTGCCAAATAAAGCATTAATACCAGATGGATTTCCATCGTCTGGTTTAATCCAAGCACTTACTGTAAATGCACCTTGAAATACAGATTCTAAAGTACCATTTAATTCTAAATAATCATTAGAACCATCGAAATTGAAGGAATGAGTTGAACTAAATGCTACCCAATTCTTCCATCTGGTATTAAATGAGCCAGTACCCCCATGTTTATTCATTAGCCTATTATTAAGGCTTACACCTGTGCCAGATGACCAATCTCGCCACTGTGTATTTATACTATTACCAGATGCACTTTCTGAATCTAGAAAATCGCTGTGATTCGTGTTTAGTGATCCCCCACTGTCATCATGGTCGAATTGTTCTTTTACTTTTGTATTTAATGAATTTGACATATTATCCTATCAGCTTGGGGGGAAATAAATCCCCCCTTGCTTATTTTAAAGGTACTATTAAGTAACCTTGCTTTGTATCTCTACTCCATAAGTATCTGCGATTTCAACACTACCACAGAACATAGAACCAACATAATCAGTTTTTAGCCTTACAGCATCTCTCTCAACTTCTACATTTGGAAATTGACCTGCATAACCGAATCCAAGAGCCATCTTTGAGAACATAGCTCCGATAGCGTTATTAGATGAGATTGCAATTTCAGAAGAGGTGTAAATATCACAACCTGCTATTTGACCAAGAAATCCAGAACGTAGCATATCATCTTGTGAACTTGGTGATCCACCAAATTGGTTAGATGTTACTAAGTCATTGGATAGTCCATAAGTACCATATACCTGTCTAGGGTTCAATACTAATGAGTATGGTGCAGGTGCATTATTGACCTGTAGTGATGCTAATGCTAAGAAAATATCATCAATGCTAATACCATTTGTAGTATCATTAGCTGTATTGCTGAAATTATCAAAATTTGCAACGATCAATGAATCCACTTTAGCAGAAACAGCATTACCTAGTAATTGACTTATTACTTGGCTAGGCTCATCAGATGAACTATAAAGAACTTCATCATGGATCGGTACTCTTACAGAATACATATCCATAGTTGCTGTTTTCTTTTCTGAGGTTAATGCTGTAGCTGAAATAGCTGTTGAATCATGCTCAGAATGTGCCCCAATATCTGCACTTGTTAATTGGTTACTTCCCAAGTTGTAAACAGGGAATGTGATTGAGTCTGCTTTTTCTCTAGCCTCTACTGTTACCAATGGTAAACATACATTAGCTTTAGAAAAATGCACTTTAGAGTCTGCGATTATTTCTTGGAGTGAACCTTGAAAATGCCCAGAACTTGTATCTCCTACTGCCATTTTTTATTTCTTTCTAAATATTCTATCCCATTTTTGTTGATCAATATGAGTAAAAGATGATCTTATAGTATTAGGTGTTTTGTCTTTACCAACTGCCAAACTAAATCCATCCTCAAATGGAACATCAACACCATCTAATTGGTATTTCATTTCTCCATCTAAGGTATTGTTAGTAGTAACTCTACCATCTGTGGGATCAAACCCATCGAAGTTAGTAGCTCTCCTATGATTAGTTCTTTCGAAAGACATTCCTTAACCTTGTATAAGTATCCATATTTATTTTACCTGTATTAAAATCCTGTGCTAAATCAGTTAAAGATTTATAACCTTCTGTATTAGCAGGTGCAGAATTATCAACTGAAGGGATATTTGTTGTTTTAACTTTATCCACATGAGCCTCCAACTTATCTAGTGGTAGCTCACCATATATCGCTCTTTCATCTTCTGGTAATTTCTCTAATAAAGCATTCTTTCTACCAACTTGGTAATCATCCCAAGCTGTAGCTTTGCTTTCTGCTTTCTCTAACTTCTGATTCATATCAGAAATTATCCTATCATACTCGCCTTTACTTTCAAGCTCTTTTAGTCTTGCATCTTCTTCTTTCTTAGCAATTTGCTCTTTCAGAGTATGTAACTCAGTTTTATATGTGTTTTTTTCGTCTACTAATCCCTTAAAGCGACTATAAGGTACAGCATCGGGAGTCTTTTCTTCATTGGACTCTACAATGGGTTCTTCTTTTACATCTTGAACTAGATTGTTTTCTGTTTCCATTTTAACCTCTTGATTGAGTTGTTATTAAAAATCTATCTGCCTATTTTAAAGTTGATATGCTTTGCAGTTTCTTTATCTGCATTTCTTTTAATTCTTTGCCTCGCCTCTTGCTGTACAATCTTAATGGATTGATTACTAAGTGGTTTACTAGCTGTGGTTACTGCTCTGCCCATATCTTCATTCCATTGTATTTTTTTAGCATTTGTACCACTCCATCCGATTGTTACGCTATCTGTAGTAAATCCTCTAACCTGTAACCCATTCATCATATCACCTGTAAGTGTAAGATTTACTTTACTACCTGCACTACCTCTTTTTATACGAGGTTTACGATTTGCATATCCCTCACTATACTCATTAAAATCACGATTAAATACATCCTTACCCTTTTTCTGTGTCTGTACTCGTATCTCATCGGTGATCTCATCACCCACCTCTCTCCAGAACTGCTTATCAAATCTTGGTATGTTAGCTAGTTTACCCAACCTTAATACCTTCTACAGTTACAGGATTAAATCTTTTCTTATCATCTATAAGTGATGATGCTTTATCTGGTTTGATTAACTGCTCTGATCTGGATGTTTCTCTTGCCCATCTGTGTCTGCAATTAAATCCACCTGCATTACTAAATGTATTAGGATACTTAGCATCTATCTCTGCTCTGGTCATTGAGCCTTCACTAGCCATAAGTAAACATATATCTCTGGTTTTTTCATCTATAACACCTAAGTAAACATAACTAGCATCATCAGGATCAAGTTCAGCCATTTCTACTGTTACATTACGCTCAAACTGATTCAAGGCAGTATTAGCTAGGGTTTCTGCTTGATCTGGTCTTAAAACTCCACCTGCACCCCTTAAAATGCCATCTGCTATCTCTCTTTCAGTAGCACCTGCTAATATTCCCCTTGCTACTTCTTTTTTAATAAGCTCACCCATTACCCCCGCTTGTTTAGCAAATGAGTTTCTATCAATCCTTTGTAAGGCTGTTAAGGACTCTGCTGTTACTGCACCTGTCATTTCCATAGCACCAAGTACATTCTCATACTCTAACATTAGCTTATCTATATCAGCGTTTAGTTTTAATTGATTAAGAATAATATCTTCCATGTCCAACCCTTGAAGTACAAGTAATATCTCATTCTTACTTAGTCCTTGCTTTTGTAGATCAAATATCTGCCCTACAAGCTCTTTCTGGACTCGTTCTACTGCTTTAGCGTATTGTAGTGATGCTGTTTCTTTAGCCACGCTGTAATGCCTCTAATAGTGGGTTAGTAGGTACTTGAGGTTGTTCTTCTTCTAATGTACCCATCTTATCAGCTAATTCTTCATCAGTAATATCTGGATTGAAATATCTAACAAGTTCCTCTCTGGTCATTAGATTATTCTCTAACATAAACTCTAATTTATTACGCTCATTTGCCCACTCTTGTGGTACAGAGCTTTCTTCAAAGTCCACAGCGTATGATTCACTAAATGATCTATTTGTATGTACCTCTAATAACCTTTTATCTACAGCGTATCTTTCCTGTTCAAACTCAGCTATAATTGGTATATCAGCCTCCCTTGCCTCTTCATTCTCTAAATTCATTATCTTTAATGCTATTCCAGATGGAGGTGTAGTACCTTGTGAAAAGTTTATAGCTAGGTTATGATTCTGTGCTGTAATAGTTAGTAATTCTTTAATACCTGCTATCATGCCATTTATATCAGTATTTGGTGTTATGTACTGAAAGCTACTATCACTTGGTAAAGCAATAAGCCTATCAATACCAAAAGGAATGTCTGGTATTTCTTGATCTATGCCAGATATAACAGGTGAACCTGTTTGATAACGAATAGCTAACATAACTTGAGTAAACCCAATACAAGCCTGTAAAGCCACCCTTGCAACATCACTAGCATCGTAAGGGAATATTATTCTGGATATAGGATTTACTTTATAGATGTTTATCATTTCTGGATTACCATCTACTGCTTTTACTCTACCATCAGATGTAAAGATAAAATGTAATCCCTGCTCTTCCCTATCTTCACTCCAGAACACATATTGTTTATTACCATTAGCATCGTTATCAATCTCATAGCTATATCCAAATGGTACAGACTCACCTTCATAAAAGTATTCTTTTACATTAGGTAGTATATCGTATTCTATACGCTGTTTAACTTGATTCCACCTAGACCTCATGTGTATCATACCTAAAGTCCATGCTAATTCTGATGCTATCCTACATTGAGTATCTAAATGATAAGTATAATCCAGATAGTCCTGTGCAGATTCCCCACCTATTAATCTATATGGTGCTTTCTTATAATGTAACATTCTAGCTCTGGCAAACTTTGGTAATATGCGTAAAGTAGTAACAGGGATTGATCTAAGAGACTCGCTAGGAAAGTATTGCTCTATATGTGCATCCATATTTCTGTTATAGTATAGATCAAGTGATACCTGCTTTTCAGCATACTCATTTGCAAGTAAATCCATTTCTGATTTACGAACTGAATCCATTACAGCCATGCGACCTAGATTAGGGATAGTTAATTTATCATGAAATTCCATTTATAAACCTTTACGATGTGGCATAATTATTAGCCTCTTTATGATGTTGTATAAACTCCCCTATCTCAGCCTTTTTTCTTAAGTCCA